ATTAAGTTACTTGATACACCAAGCGGGCAAATTGCTAAAAACTTAGTTGACTCAGGTGTTCCTGTTTCTATTTCATCAAGAGCTGCAGGAGTTGTTGGTGAAAACAAAAAAGTTGCTATTAAACGCATCTTTACTTATGACTTGGTTGCTGACCCAGGATTTGAAAATGCAACAATGCATAAAGTAAATGAAAGTTTCGGATTTGACGCAAATGATGACACTCTTGCTATTTACGATGTAACTGGCGAGTTTCCTGCGTTTTTAGAAAGTATTGATACAGATGAGATATATACTCAAACAAATGAAAAATCAAAAACAAACATGGAGAAAAACACTGACGTAGTTTCTGTAGAAGAAATGAATAAGTACTCTTTGGTGATTAAAAACGAGATTGAGAAAATCAATGATCGTTTGAACAAACTTTCTGAATCTACTGACAAGAATGATAAAATCAATAAGTTAGAAGAAGAGCTAGAAAACATCAAAATGTACGCTTCTTATTTAGCAGAATCGCAAAACAAAGCATTACAGTATGCTAATTATTTAGCAGAGAAAAATGCACAGACAATTGCTTACGCTGAGCATATTGCTGAAAAGGCAGATCGTGGTATTCAATATTCTGAAGCTATTGCTGAGAAGTTTGACCAAAGATCTGAATACATGGATTACGTTGTAAACAAAGTTGATGAAGGAATTCGCTACTCTGAATACAATGCTGGCAAAGTAAATGAAGCAATTAAATTTGGTAATTACTTAGCAGAAAAAATGAACCAAACAATTGGTTATGCTGAGCATATTGCTGAGCACGCTGATAACTCAATCCGTTACGGAGAGTACTTATCAGAAAATTCAACTTCTAAAGAAGATTTTAAAAATCTTACTGAATACGCAGAATATATGTTTGAAAATTACGGTGCTGGAACTCCTGCAGGTAAATCAAACGACGTATCAGAAGATGCAACAAACACAACTAACCGTGGCGTAATTGCTGACGCAGTTAAAGAAAGCAATATTGCAGGACGTTATGCGTCTCTTGACAATAAAATACAAGCTGTACTTGAATCTGTTGAAAAACAAAAAGCAGAAATGAAAAATCAAGACAGTCGTTATCCATTTATGCAATTCTTGGGTGAAAACAAGAAATCTGAATTTCTTGCCTTGAATGAGACCGATAAGAAAAGGGTCACAAATGCGCTGGACTTAAAACCATCTTTTGACGAAGAAAGAATCGTTGAGGTTTGGGAATCTACATTAGCTTCTAACGAAGGTAATGACAAATGGCTTGCAGAAATGCCTGTTGAATTTTTACCACTTTGGGAATCAGCTGACGCTGGTACTAGAGACCGTATTAACAGACAAGCAAAAATGTACCGTTTAGAATCTTCTTACCAAATCAAGAACTTCTGGCAAACAAGAGGTTTAGGAAAACCAGCTGAAGAGACATCAACAATTAATGAAAGTGCTCGTGTTGAATTTGCTAAAGAAACTAATTCTTTAGGTTATTCTTCAGATTACATGGCATCAATTGCTGATAGTCTTGGAAAACGTTTTAAACAATAAACACTTAAAAAACAAATCGACAAAATGAATTTGATTAACGAATCACAAGTGTTTGAAACATGGGCCCCTCTATTAGAGGAAAAAACAGGCATCACGGATTCAAACAAATTGAAATGGATGACGAAATACGCTCATTACCATTCATTAAACGAGGGTTTCTCTTACCCACAAGCATCTTTATTTAATACTCCAGGTATGGGTAATGTTGCTCCAGCTTCAACTGTTGCTGGTGGTGCATCTAACTTCTACGGAGCTGGTTCTCAAGGATCAGGAGATAAATTCCCTTCATTATTGCCTTTAGCAATTCAAGTTGCTGCAAGAACTGTAGGTTTTGATATCGTACCAGTTGTTCCTATGAACGGACCTTCAGGAGTATTAACTTACTTAGATTACGTATACGCAGGTGGTCGTGATCCTCTTGCTCCAGGTTTAAACAACCAAGCTAATTTAGGTGGTACTGCTAACGCAGGAAACGCTGTTAAATTTGGTGATAAATTCCAAGTTTTTAAATTAAATGTTGCTCAATTTACAACTAAAAATGAAACTAAAGATTGGAAAGTTATTACTCCAGGAACTCAATATGTTATTTCAACTGAAGTAATGGATTCTACAGTAACAGCTTCTATCAGTTTATTGGTTGCATTCATTGGTGTATCTCGTATTGATGGTTTCCCATTATTTAGAGTATTAGGTGAACAAGCAATTGCTAACGGAAACGACGTAGGTGATGTACAAACTTGGCAAGATGTTACAACAGGTCAAGCACAAGCACTTCCTTTCTACGCTGTAATTGGATCTGCAACTGCATACTTCTCTCCTGTAACTGCTACTGGCGGATCTGGTGCTGCTTGGACTGGTACATTACAAGCTGGTAACGATATTTTTGCTACTGGATACTATGCTGAATTGGTACGTGCTCTAGAAGATCACATCCAAGGTTTTGCTGGTTCTGGACCACAAGATAATATTGCTTACTCTGGTAACTCTACTGAAGGACGTACTCCATACGAACCAATGAGAAGAGGTGTTGGTGAAACTACTTACTACAGAACTATGGGTCTTCAAGCATTCACGAAATTCGTTGAGGCTGAAACATTCCAAGTTGCTGCACAAGTAACAACTGAACAAATCCAAGATTTAAATCGTCAATACGGTATTGATGTTGTAAGTATGATGGAAAATGCTTTAGTAAATGAAGTATCTCAATCTATTAACAAACACATCTTATCTAGAGCATTTGCTTTAGGATGGCAAAACCACGCAAACTTTGCAGGTGTTGAAGGTACAAACTTAAACTTGAACTTAAATGTTACTTCTGGTGGTACTGCAGTAACATTTGCTAAATTCTTAGGACAAGATGCTAATTCTGCTTTAGTTTCAATTGACGTTCCATTATTCCAAAACTACGGTGGTTCTACTGCTGCATTTGAAAACCAAGGAACAATTCAAAGACGTATCCAATCTAAATTATTAGCTGCTGGTAACGTTATTGCTCAAAGAGGAAGAAGAGGACCAGGTAACTTTGTAGTTACTAACTTACAAATTGCTACTGCATTGCAAGATTCAGCACAATTTACATTCTACCCATTAGCTAACACAGTTAACCAAAACAACGGTGCTTTATATCCATTAGGTACTCTTGCTGGTTTAACTATCTACGTTGATCCTAACATGGACTATTCTGATACTCGTATCTTAGTAGGACGTAAAGGTGCTGACGAAGAGCCAGGATTGAAATTCATGCCTTACTTAATGGCTGAATCTATCCAAACTATTGCTGAAGGTACTATGAGCCCTAAAATTGCAGTTAAATCTCGTTACGCTTTAGTTGAAGCAGGTTTCCACCCAGAAACTCAATACTTCACACTATTAGTTAACTTGAAACACGGTGCTACTGAGTGGTTCCTTGCTGACCAATCAATATCTATTGCTTAATCATAAATTAATCAATTACATAAAAGGGG